TAACCCTTGAAATACCCGGGTATGGGGACGGGGAAGTGACCTTGCGCTCGCATGAACGCCATTACTTCTTCTTCCCTGTCCTTCCCTACCCCTAAGCTATTCTCGAACTCCGCCATCCAAGTTTACGAAATAGTGAGCAATCAAGATTGAATCTGAGGTGGCTAAGGTAATCTCCTTGCCCAAGTCAGGGTACAGTCTCGATGCATGATCCTTGAGTATCCTCTTGCGTTGCGCCCCTGACGTCTTCTGCAAGCCCCCCAAGCCCTTTTGCCAAGTCTTTGGGGGTACGAGGTGGCAGGGGATCTTCAAACCCCTTGCAAGCCCCTCGTAGAAGCCACAAGACTTGCCTAATTTGAAGCCCGTGCTTGATGGTATGTTCTTCCCTGCAAAGGGAGGCACGTCCTCAAGTACGAATTCAAGCGTGGAGTCAGGATCGTGCATCAAGTCAAACACGTCGGATGTGAAGTCTGACAAGCTCGTAAACTTCCAAGCCTGTATCATTTGTCCACCTATCCATTGACAAAATCCACCACTCGCACCCGGATCGATTGCTATTATGCATCGCTCACTCATCCACCACCTCCTTGAATGCTATCGTGAAACCAGGATCTGTTTGATCGCCAGTATCCTCGTCAAGCAATGCTATGAGTTGTTCGATAAGCGCTTGTTGAACGACTGCCGCATTCGTCCAATCGGCATTTTCGATATGTTGCTTTGCAAACTCCGCGCCTTGTTTCAATCTTCGTATTCTTTCTAATCGACTAACCATTTTGATGTATCTCCGTGACTACCTTCGTTTTTCATGAACGCTTTCAGTTCCTTCTCGCTCCACGCCCACTGTATGCTTCCTTGTCCGCGTCCGCCCTTCAAGCGGTAACAAGTCAATGCCACGTCCTCGGATTCATGCAGTTGCTTTAGGCTATTAACGGAGCGATATCCGGTCAGTTCCATAGCTTTCTTAGAGGTCAATAACTTCACTACCTTGCCACTCATTTCTTTTCCTCCTTCGGATTGAGCGTGTTTGCGAACTCGGTCATGTCAACAGTTCTTCTTCGTCCATAGACTTCAGTCTTCAAATTGAAGTCTCGTATTTTATTGTAAACGAATGAACGCGATACGTTGAAGTACTTGGTCAGCTCTTGAATTGACAAACGATTGGAGTCTGCGGTTTTGCTTCCGAACGAAAGCGTTTGGACATGGTCACCGTAGCCAGGCCACACTCCACTGTCCATGCACTTCACCCATGTCCTGCACGCTTCTCCCATCTTTACTTTCATGCGGGATACTTGGGCAAGGTCGATCTCATAAGCGCTTGTAAGATAGGGCGCGCTCTTCTCTACGCATAGATAGATGAATTGCGTTGGATTGTATCCCATCCTTCGCAACCCTTCCATATAGAATGCGGTTTGGAAATCGTAACCATATCTTCGACACGAATGGTGAAAACCCTTCGGATCTCCTTCTTGAGTAGTCTTGAGATCAATTACAACGCCTGACCTGGTATTGAACAAGTCGGGTCGTATTTGGCATTCCGCACCCTCATACCCGAAGTAGCCAGTACCTTCGATGATGGTGTCAGGATCATCAAGGTAGGTTTGTAGCAAAGGATGCTCCCTTGCCGAGTCTGCCATTTTCATACAGGTATCGTAGTCGCTCTTGGTCAACCATCGCTTGTCAGGCTCATTCTTTTGCATCTCTTCAAATACCGCTTTGTATGCGTTGGTTCGTGAAGAATTGCCATCAATGCTCTCAGGCTTGACCCCATACTCGTCATCGAGCTTGTGCGGTTCGAGAGTTGCGGTATGTGTGCATCCCCCTACCACGAAGTGTGGTGCGTCAGAAGGCGTGGGATTTTGCATCTGATGCCAAAGCTTGGCAGGGCATGACTTGACAAGCTGCCACGCCATGCTCCGACTCAATTCACCCGAGCCATGATAGGCCGAGTTGCTAATGTCAGTTCGTAACATCAGAAAGGATCTTTGCTAGGTTTATCTTCACCCTCTTGCGGTTGCTCCTCAAAAGGATCTCCGCCTTCATACAGAGCATTGAGGTTTATCTTCATTGAAGCTACTGCCTCATTAATCTCGTCTGCCCGTTTCTTGTGGGGCTTCGGGGTGAGGACGTAACTGGTTTCGATACCCTCGCCATTACGAATGATCGAAATGTCATACTTCCTCGGGTCGCCCCAATCCTCGTCCTTCGCAAGTTCGATGATCTTCTCCTTCAGCCCGGCTTGCGTAAGTTCCATGATTTGCAACGCCTCTTCAGCATAGTTCCAAACGATGAATGCAAAGAACTCCTTGGGCTTGTCCGTAAACGTGACCTTTGGCGCGTCTCCGTCAATCTGCCAACGATGAGGCTTGCGCTTGCCCTCCTCATTAGACGTCCACCCAAGCATCCCTTGAATGAATCCGGGCGGGTTGTCATCGGACGAACCGACTATGCGCAACCTGTTCTCCCCTTTGATGAACTTCATGTAACTTTCACTCGATCCACTAGATGGTGACGGTTTTATATTATCTAAGAATCCCATTGTTTTCTCCTTGTTTTATTAGTTATTTTGCGGGATCGCTCCCATTTTGATCGTAGGCATTCCTACGTAAACTCTCGTAGTCAACTCGACACTTGAATGTCCAAGCACTTCCTTTGCGATATACGGGTTGTCATCATGCGCTTTCATTATGCGATGACCTGCATACTTGCGTAAGCGATGAACGGGTTGTCTAGCGGTTATACCGCATAGTTCTCTAAGCATCTTGGGAAACTCGCGGGTAATGCGATCTTCCTGCACTTGAACTATTAAATCATCGTCAGACGTTTTAAAACTCATGATCTCATTCCACCATGCAGGGTCGCATGGTCTGTCCTGGTATCCCATACCATCAATCTCCCCATCGTCCACACCCTTGGGCGACCATATACGAATGACCTTGTTCTCGCTAGTCTCCCAAAAGTCTCCGAACCTCGCTCGTTGGATCTCCGAGCTACGCAGACCGAGTCCGTACGCAAGTGCGTACGCCTTGTACAATTCCACGTCCGTTTCCTTGAGCGCTCCGCATACTCGCTCAATGGCGTTGCGTTCCCTCTCGTCCGCATAGAAGCGCTTTACCTTGTTACAGGCTACTTGCATATTCACCCAGTCCGAAAATAGGGATACGTCCACTCCTTGCTTCTCATAGAACCTGATCCATCCTTTCGAGAATATGCTTCGAGCAATGCGAACGTCATTTGCAGAGTAATTCTTTGCATAATGCTCAGGCAAACTAAGTCCGTTCTTCTGCTTCGCAAAGATGGTCAATGGTCGCTCGTCAGGATTGGTCACGTACTTCCCAAGCACGCGCCTCATCGTTACCACTACCATCCTTTTCGTATCATCGCTCGCTTGTTTTCCAAGCGGTAAGCGGTTAAATTCATAGTGCCTAAATAAGTCATTGCATTGTCTAGTCATGTAAACACACATATTGATGCAGATTGGTCAGTCAAGAGTTTTTTAAAATTAGCGCAAAAAAAAGCGGGGTTTCCCCCGCTTGGTGCTACTGTCCCCAGTAGCTAACTAAACAAGTATATTGTGGACTAGAACAATAACTTATGAAAAATGATAGTAGGGTCAGTTGTCCTGGTTGTCAAGATCGGTTAGTACTTCGGTGGAGCAGGAGGTTTCGGTGGACTAGGAGGAGTAGGTGGTGCAGGCATCCCTGATTCCTTAGCTCGCCTGATCGTGTCTTTCCTCATTATCTCTTTCCCGTAACCCTCATGACTAGTCCAATCAAACAACGAAGTTTCAGGATCACTAGTCCAATAAAGATATTTACCCAAAAGCGGCAAATTCTTTTCTGTCTTGCGAAAGAAGTCACCTTCTTCACCAAACAAATGATCTAACTCCTCGATTACAGGTGTGGGCATCTTGAGCGTTTTCCACATTGCAGTCGGGAGGTCTTTTCTTCTGAAGTTCATAATTTGGTATCTGCTCGCACCTCCTAATTGCATTCCTGCTTCTAGTAGATATTCTGACGTGGTCGTGTTGTCTCGATCAAGCAACCAATCTTTAAGCATGGTTTGACCCATTGTGCCTCCGCCAAACAAAACCCCTAAGCTCAATAAATTATAAAACCCTTCTCCTGCTTCGGCCTTGTTTCCTGACGCAAGCTTTCTCAAGACATCTCTGCGTGCAGTCTCCAATTGTTTTAAACCAAAACTCTTTAGGAAATAAAAAGATTTTCCCAACCCCCCCGCTCTCAAATACGCTTCCGGCATTTCAGAAAGAGATATGGGCTGGGTCTTCGCTAACTCTTGGTATAAATACAGTTTAGTCAGATCATCTTTCTTGCCCGACTTCAACCCCTTTATCAGCGCATCGGTTTCATCATGGTAATAGGGTTGCATTCTATCACGAAAAGCTTTTTCACCCTTTGCCGTGCGGAGTTGTCCTTGCGCTTTTTTTAGCGCCCCATTCATGTTGGACTCTTTCATTATGAAGTCCATTTTCTTAAAGCCCGCAAGGTTCATTGCACCAGGAATCTTAACCCCTCTTATCTCTCCACCATTTAACATTTTATTGAGAGACTTGCTCCCCAAGCCCGTACCCGCACCCGCATATTCAGCACCTACGTCAGAAAGACCCAAGTCTTTCATTCGCATACCCGGATTATTGTGCTTCAATGCTCGTTGCATAAACTTAGGCAAATTATCCAAAACCGCAGTTTTTGTTCCTGTTAAGTTATTAAAAAAACCATTACGAAATGCGTTCAAACCAAACTCGCTTGTCTGTGTGATCGTAGAAAAAGGATTACCAAGTGTAGTTAAATATACAAAATCCCTATATCCCTTGAACGCATTATCCAAATGACGTTGAACTCCTTTGGGGGTGGCATACAATCTTTCTCCTGCTTTTAATCTTGTGTCAATTAAGTCTCGGATTTCCCCCATTGCCTTATTGCCATCTTTAATTCCCAAATCTTTCTGCATCTTCATCAAGCGCTGAACGTATCCAACATGCTCGAAACCAGGCACTTTCCCTTGAAATCGGTTGCGCGCAATTTCATAAGCCCATTTGTTTGGGTATTGACTGACAACTTCTTCAAAATTCATGTAGTGCTTTTCGATCTCAGGAGTCATCTTTACGTTACCTCTTTGTTTGGTAAAAGGCGCTCCTCCCGGTATTGTCCCACCGGATTCTGCGTTCATGAATTTAAGAACAACTTGCTCTTGAGCATCTTGAGGTAGTTGTAGGGCGGGTTGTAGTTTCCCGTTGTATCGAACTTGTCCCGTGAGGTAATCAATGTCTAATGCCTTGGGGTCAATCGGTTGGCCTGCGGTAGTGGAAACCTTGCTTATGTTTTGCTCGGCAAACTTCTTCATCTCTTGCTCGATCAAATACCCTAGTTCACTTTGATCTCGCCCAATAGACTTACGAAACTTCTCCCAATCCTTGATTTGCATAGGAAAGTAATCTTTCACCTTACCCATCTTAACTGCATTTTTTAGAGCAAACTTATGCATCTGATCAAAACCAAGCCTTGAATCTCTCAACGCTTGTTGGAAACCAGGTATCTTTATTTTCTTTAAACTCTTACCAGCCATACTCTCAATAGTTCCCGAAACTCCATTCTCATACCTCCTGGCAATATCAAACATTGCCGGAAGATCCTGTTTCTTATAGGCAGAATTCCATAGTTTCTTATCTGCGCCCTTCATTCTCGAATAAGCTTTTAAAACAGGCTCTACTTTTGCGTATGCCTCAACCGTTAGAAGATTTTGTTCAAGCTCGAACTTATCAAGAATCGTAGATGCTCGCGGGCCGAGCTTAGGATGTGATGCAATTATGCGAGATTTAAGAGGTCTTATCAGTCTGTCAGTCCCGTGCCTAACGCCCAATGCACCTTGAGCAATCGGGGTTTCCGCAAAATCATCTACTCCAAGCTTAATAAATCCGGCTTCTTTACTGCGTGCTTCGCGCATCTTGGCTAACGCTTCCATCCTTGAGTCGCTATACTGTGATGCGTGCAAGGTATCTTCTTTGGCTCGGTCAACCACAATCTTTCCTCTCTTCTTTGCCACAATCTCAGCTTTCTTTGGGGGTGGAAGCTTGCCCGGCATTTTCGGGGGTGCGGTGTCTAGCAAATTAACCGCAGCGTGCAATTCAAGTTGCTTGTCATAATTTGGATTTTTCTGAAGATTCCTTAAAACCTCATTTGGATCTTGTCCTCTTTGCCTTGCGCTCTTTGCCGCCCTATGAGCTTTTAAGCCTGCCTTTAAAAACACACTTATGCCTGCATCCAACACGCCCATCTCTATGCCATTTTTAAGCGCGCCTTCAAGTGTGGATTCCGCTCCAGGCTTATACTCTAGGTAGTCCCGTACTGGTTCGAGAAGCTCAGGGGTGTAGCGCTCAAGATGATTACTCAGTCGTTCTTCCCCGGTATCCATAGCAGTAGCACCAGTTGCAAATGCCGCTAGTGGAGAAGGTAGCCCAGCCCGTCCATACGTAATGTATGGAATAGTGAACTGTAATAACCCCGCTTGCATGGCGGTAGGGTTTTTAAAAAGGTTGGTGGAGAAATCATCTTCGGGATTTATGCCCTTGCGCCTGCGTTCTTCTTGCTCAAGCAACTCTTGATTACTCTTTGGTCTAGGGGGAGCAAATCCTTCCGAGGGTTGCGGAATCCGAGCAATCGCTTCTTCATACGACTTTGCATCACCAATCAATTTCGCAAGGTCACTATCCTCACCTTCCATTGCAACTGCGGTTTTCAATAAATTAAGACCAATCTTTGGGGCTGCAACCGATAGCGCTTCAGTCAAAGAGGAAACAGGCAATCCTAAAGAACTTTGTGGTTCACCCTCAAAACGAGGACGGAACATTCTTGTCGCAACAGTACCTATTCCCGGCCCTTTGGTAGATTGCTCGTACCACTTTGCGTATTCTATATCCCTCGCTTTTTCATAAGGGGTACTAAAGTCAGGTTTTATTTCGGGGATATCCCTGTCTACCGGAGGTGGTTCTACTGGTACTTGTTCTACTGGAGCAGGAGGCAATGGTCGCGTGCCTCCCTGATCGGGAAAATCCTGACGGACAGGAGGTTGTTGGGTTTGATCCCAAAAATATGAGGGAACTCGTTCTTCGGGTTGTGGTACGGGAGCGAGTTGCATGGGCATGGTTTGCGTGCCTCCCATTTCATTTGCTTGTTGTAGCGGGAGGAATTCAACGGATTCTCGTATCCTCGCAACTTCTTCAGGCGTTTGAGATATATCAGTCCCGAAAATTTCTCGCATTCGGGCAAGTTCTTCAGGAGTGGGAGTCGCTCCCGCAATCTTGACACGCTTGATGCCCTGACTTGTTTTTACTCGAATTACGCTCATGGGGTGGTAAGATCCACATCAAAGTACACATCTAATTGATCTCGTATTGATTTAAGCCTAGCCGCAGTTTGTTCGTGATCAGTATTGTACGGTACGTCCTCTTGGCCTTTAAGCTCATAATACCACTTGCTTTTAGGTAAACTAGATCCTCTCCAATTTTTAGTAATCAATTTACCTTCGCTCATAGCTTTCATGTACCAATCTACGTGCTTGTTTGATAAGCTATTTGCATACGCTTGCAATTGTCCCATTTGTTGGGTGCTTGTGGGTGCGCCTACTTGTTGCAAGTTACCAGCATCATCTTTTCGGTATAAATGATAGTCTCCCTTTCGCACGTAATGTCCGGGGAAATCATCCAACTCTTTGAATTCGCCTGCTTCTTCAGCGTCTGCGATGGGTTTTTGGTCAACTATGTCCCAACCACCATTTGGATTCCGCTTTGCGGTGGTTACTAAATTTTTATCAAATTGCGTTTTTTGCACCTCAGACACATCGGTCAACGTAGGATAATCACCACCCATGCGAGCAGTTTTTTCGTCCTCTATTTGCCCCTTCTTAATCTCTATATCGAGCTTGCCTTCCTTAATAGCTTGCTCGCCCTTCTCAAAGGCTTGTTCTAGATCCCTTTCCGTAGCTCGGAAATTGCGAGGCACTACCATCCCTCCTTCGGGCATTTGCCCGTTCTTTATTGAGATTCTATTCACATAAAGCCATTGGTCTTGACCACTAAGGTCTTGGGGTTTCGTCCCGGTTGCCACCTCGGCTTCGATGTCGTGAATTTGATCGCGCCATTGATTGAGCGCGTTTTGTTCCCTCTCGCGCTCTTCGCTCTTTAATTTTGCTAATTCTTTTTCAGTTTTAAGAGCCTGCTCTTTCTCGGCTATATTCACGTCTAACAACCTTGCGTTTTGGCTGGCAATTCGCGCTTGTTGATCCTTCAAGTCCTTCTTCTCCATCAATGCGAGTTTGCCTGCCAATCCTTCAAGCGCTGACAATCCAAGTTCACCCTTGGCGAGCTTATCCAAAGTCGTTTGATTCTTTTTATCAGAAGTCTCGTCCCCACTTGACGTTAGTCGGACTGCATACTCGGGGTATAGATCAAGCGTACCTTCAATACTATCGGTCAGTACCTGGCGCTTCTGTTTATTCAACCCGTACTCCTTGATCATGCCCCCGAGTTCTTTGCCTAACCCTGCGTACATTTGCCCCTGCGCTCTGCCCGCTTCTATGATAGGTCGAGTATCGACCCGTGATAGCGCTGATCCGTAATTTCCTCTAAAGAATGGTGTAGCCATAGTTTGTTATCTCCTGATTTTAGAATCCATCCATCTGCGGATGCGTGCTTTCAAGCGTGGTTTGTTCGAGATGAACTTTGCAAAGCGTTCTCCGAATTTGATATAAATTGCTCTGAACCAACCCGGTGAATCATTGAGCATCCATTCTCGGAAAAGCAACCATGCGGGATTATGCGCTCCGTAAACCTCGCGTGCTACCCAGCAGAAAAATGTACCTACACTACCAGCTTTACCAATACCTCCTGCTAGTCCCCCACCTAGCGAACCCAAGCCTGAGAACATACCCGCTTGCGCAGTTGCTTTTGCCGCTTGGTCGGCAATAGCCAAGTTCGCGGCATTGGTTGCTTGGTTCTGTATAAAGCCCAAGCCCGCTTCGGGATTGAGATATTGCGGACTCGACTGCAAGCCGTATCCGGCTTGTCCAAATACGCTTTGTCCTTGTTGCAATGCCGTTCCTCCTCCTCTGCCCAGTATCGCTTGGAACGGATCGAGCGAATCGCGATCTTCCATTTGTTGGATTCTCGAAGCGGCATCGAGGTATCCGAGGAGTCCTTGCATACGCAAGCTTTCGCGCAGTCTTTCGGAATCCATCTTCGTGCCTACGTTAAATTGATCCGCTCCCATTCTGCGCGTATCGTCTGCGGTTTGGATACCCGCTTCCTGACCGAGTACGGATTGTGCGAATGCACGGTTTTGCATCTTGCGCTGATTGTCCTCCAATACGCGAGCTTCCGCTTCTTCGATTGCCGCAGATTGATCGAAGGTACGACCCATGAGCGTAGACCTTGCTCGCGCTGCTTCCGCAATCTCGCGCCTTTCACGGTCAGTCAGTCCCTGACCAAGCGCTTCTTGGGCTTGTGTCATGAGTCCTTGGCGCAACGGATCTGCTTGGACTCCTTGGGACGCTACTTTCTCAGGGTCGGATATTCCGACGTCACGCAAGAGATTGCCCTTCTGTTCCTCGATGAGATCCTTCGCGCCTTGCATCGCAGTTTGCGTGCCTGGTTTGTAATCCTCCATGATGTCGGAGTACAGACCGGACAAGCGAGCGACGTCTTGCAAGTCAGCTTCTCTTTGACGGGAGAGATTGCCTCGTTGTATGTCCTCGGCTAACGCGGCAAGACCCATGAAGTTTCCTTGATCATCAAACCCCGCTTGTCTAGTAGTGTCTCTTTGCGTGACAAAAGTATCCCCAACCTCGTCTGCAAGCCCCGCATCTACGTCCGCTTGCGTTGCGATCTTGGTGTCAAACTCTTGAACCGTACGCCTGTCACCCAATAGATCAACCATGCCCGTGCCTTCGCGAATCGTGATGGTCTGTCCTTCTTGCAAAGGCTCACCCGTGTACGGGTTGGTAAACTTGAACTGTTGCTGAACCTCGGTGGGGGTTGCGTTGTTGAGCATTTGAAACTGCTCAGACATTTGTTTCCTTTGCATCTCAGGATTATTTGATAACCCGAAAGTCGCTTTGCCTGTTTTCTGGTCAAACTTGAAACCCAAGTTTGCATCTTTGCCCTTGGCAGTCGGGACATACTCATTCGATTTGAGTAACCTTTCATATCCAGCACGATCATTGACGGGCCTTCCAAGATTATCCCTGATGATTTTCCCTGATGGATTATAATCTTCATAAGTTGGAAATACTTTACTAGGCGGAGCAATCATCCCCTGCTGAATGAGCAAATCCTGCTCGCTCAAGACTCCACCCGACTCTGTATCTAAGATTTGTACCTGTCCACTACCACCGGGCATACTTATCATCTGATACCGCCCTGCGCTTGGCCCTTCGCTTGACATGACAACTTCGCCATCGGGTATGCCAAATCGCCCGTCAGGGGTGCGTACCACTCTGACCTGAGTCTCGTCACCCAACAAGGTCTGCCTGAGAATATCCGTATCCGTCTGCGCAGTTTTCCTGCGGATGCTCTCCTCTAGTGGCAACAAGCTTTCCAAGCTACCTACGTCTGCAAAGTCACCCGTTCCTCTAAGGAACTCGGCTTGTGCCTTTAAAGCTTCTGCCATGCCTTCCCCGTAGGAAGGTTGCTCGGGATAATTAATATCGGGACTACTCATAACGTTCTTCTCCTAACTTGTTCGCAACTAAAGTATTTTACTGGTTTGTTCTTTACGTGCCTCATCCATCCGATCCACGGAAGTGGATAAGGCATTCGTTCTATAAATTCTTTTATCGACCCTTCGCCTACTGCGGTTCTGACGTACCACGCATCAGGATCTTTCACGTCCCATTGAGCGTCAGGGTTGCCTTGGTCGCGTCTTACGGGCTTGCCGAATATCAAGCTATGCGGAGTCTTGAACACGTATCCCCTGTCCATATACACCGCAATGTCCTTGAATAGATCCGTTCCGATCTTTTCGTACAGTTCGAGCGCTTTGAGTAGTACGTTCACGTGCTTATCGTTGCTCCCAATGCCACTACTTTCCAATTCGCCCCGTCACTCACCGCAACCGTTGCCGCGCCTGCATTGCCATCCGTCACATATATCATTTGTCCGGCAGGACTTGCAGAGGGTACTCCGCTCACCGCATAGGATCGCAAAGTCATTATCGTCCCGCTTATCGTGCCTCCGGTAAGCGCAACCGCATTAGCGGCTTGCGTGGCAATCGTGCCTATGCCCAATGCGGTGCGAGCGTCACTCGCATTTGCGCTCCCCGTGCCTCCGTTGGAGACTGCAATGGGAGTTGCAACCGTGACCGTAGGTGTGCCTAGTTCGTTTAAATTGGCTGCCGTGACCTCAACGCCCGTGGCAAAAGTGAACCCTCTTGTGACTGATGCGGTAATTGCCATCTACGCAACCTCCGTTCGCATATTGAGTCCGTCTTGGATCGCATCCAAGGAGACGTGTCTAAAGCTCGGTCTGCCAGCAGTAACGTTTATCTCGACTTGCGCGCCATACCCTCTTGTGCGTCCCGTACCGAAGCGTAGAAGGGCTTCTTCAGTCCCGCTTGCGGTATGACTCAGGACGGTAGTCGAAGCGTCAGGATCGAGCGTATTGACCTTAATGTTGAACGCATCGTTGTTAACGGTGTTGACTCCCAATTGTCCGCGCCTCCATCGCTTGACCTCTTGGTTGCCCAAAGTATATGCGCGAGTGACGAGTTTCCCTGCTATTGCAGTTGTGCCTGACTCGCTCGAACTCCCGATCTTCCTACCACTATCGTCAGAAGCGTTCTCACCCATCAGATACCATCCCGTATCATTGCAAGCGAACAATCTGCGTTTCGTAGGATTGCTACCATGTGAGCAAATTACCCAGTCATCCACGTGGAATGCCAAGCTTCCTGCCATTGCGGGGTAACTGTCCACGCTAACCCAAGTGGAGGTGAGCAAGTTATATACGAATATCGCATTAGGCACGGTAGAACTACCCGTAGGTACTGCTAAGAAATATTTGTTGTCATACACCACGCCACACGCTTTGTCCGCATGAGCGAAGTTCACATCCTCAAATTGATCTTGGATTTGACGGGTCATCGGAATCGTTTCTCCGGTAACCTTGCTTATTGCGACCCCCAATCCCTTAGCCGGGTCAGTACCAGGACTAAGGACGATAACTCCGTTATCACTCAAGAAGAAGGTTTGCGGGCCTGACTGAGCGATACTCTTGCGAGCTACGCATCCATGCTGACGGGTGATCTCGTAAGTATTGGCGGCACTTACGGTCGCAATGTTGTTTATCATGTGAATGCTATTACGCATGAACACGATCAACTGGTCTTCTTGGTAGGGGTAAAAGCCTACGAGGAAAT